CGGGATTTTCTAATTTCTTTTAATTTCGTCGTAATTCGTCGTAATTCTCGATTCGAAGAATCGAGAAGATTACAACGAGAAGAGCCAACACAGTTGGCGAAAATTAGATATATAACGAAGTATTAATAAAAAACACATAGAAATAATAACAATAATTTTATTATTATTATTTAATAATGAATAACAATGAACACGAGATATTATTAGAAGCCTTGAATAACGGAAACAATGAAAGTATAATGAATACTAATAAGGCAGAAATACAAAAAATTAAAAATGATATACTACAGCAATTGTATTTACCGAGGGAAATTCTCAAAGATTTTCATAAACGTCTAAAAAAATATCGTTATTGTGATGAGATGCCAGATTTGATATCAGGGCAATTCATTCGCTGGATTTCCATAAAGGACCCAGAAAATATAACCCTTAGTAGAGGCGCATTTTACTGTGACACGGAGATAAAAGCAAATGGTTTATATGTGATTTGTCGTTCGGGGCGAGGCAATGTATTTCAAATAAAATTCGATGAATGTATATTTTTTCAGAAGTTGAGTTACCAGGAGGAATTAATTTTGAAGGTCATAGACTATTTGAAATAATAACAAGTAAATAAAATGATTATATTATATATCAATGGATAAATTAGTTATAGTGTCGACACTATTTGTTTTAATTTTAGCATTAGTAGTTTATTTGGAAAAACATAAGGAATTCATGGAAAAAATATCAAAGGTATTGAATATACCCTTAATCGAAAATTATGGAACCAAATGTTCAAAGAGATGTGAAAAGAGCAAAAATTGTCGCGAATCTTTTAAAGTTATAACTAAGGATTTATCTACCTTACAAAAAAATCAAAGATTTTCGGTTTTAAAGATCATTAAAAATATTAAGCCTGGTGAAAAATATTATATGAGAATTTATTGGAAGAATCAACTTTCGAAAGCGGGAATGGACAATGCTTTAATTGATGTAATTAATTCAATGCAGTGGGGTGATTATTTAACCGAAATAGATTATTTGTATTCGGCAGATACACAAAATTTTACCATTGAAAAGCATGATAAGATTATGAAGCCCTATGATCAGAATACTAGACATAATAACGCTCATATTTTGCTAACTTTTACCAAAAATACATATTTTCCGAATTTAAAAGTATGTGATATGAAGTTTGAAATTATACCTAAGAATAATTATCGTTCAATAAATACTTACGGGAGAGAGGAGATGATATCTTTATTTAATCGTATTTTACAGAAGATGTTTGGTATTAAAAGAAAAGCGTTGATGTATGATATTAGAAGTGCATTTCGTAAGATAAATAATAATAAGGTAGTTGTTTCAATAAATTCTAAAGATAATCTGGATTTATATGCGATAAAAAACGACTCACCGAAAACACCATATAAAGGTGGTAAAATGGCGGAATTCATGAAATACCACACGAAAATAGCAAAAGATTTACGTGAGGAATGGATAATAAGAGGATTTATGGATGGCGAGACTATGACTATAAATGGTAGCGGAGACAATAGAGGTTATACAATGTTAATGGGTGCAGAGTATGTTAAAAAATGAATGATTATTTGACATCGGATAATTTTTTATTTGATTCTTTATTGTTACTATTGTTACTATTGTTACTATTGTTACTATTGTTACTATTGTTACTATTGTTACTATTGTTACTATTGTTACTATTGTTACTATTGTTACCATTGTCGCGTATAATTTTAAATATTTCTTGAATCGAGTCTTTTATGAATGCAATATCGTTTTTCATTTGATTATGTTCAAATTTTATTATTTCTAACTCTTCGGATTTTTCTATATTTGTTTCAGTAGTCTCTTTTACCGTTTGTACTTTTTCGTCTTTTTTCTCTGACACCGTTTTGAATTTATTCAATAAACCGTCTATATTTAATTCATTTTCAATATTGAACGTGACATTTTTGGATATTTCTTTTTTCCCATCAATAATTTTAATGTTTTTAAAGTTTTCGATGTTTTTTTTAACGTTGAGTATCGATTTTAGTGGTTTTGTTTCATTTTCGATATTTATATCACGAGAATTTTCTAAATTGAGAAGCATATTACCATATCTGTCATATCTCTCTTTTTTGTCAGGTTTTTCATGTGTAGAGGAACGTTTGGGAGCTTGAGCATAGCCGCGCGTAATCATTTCTAATTCATGTTCTCTTTTTTTCATGCTTTCTTCCATGAGCGAATCGACTTTGGGAAAATTAATATCGCTTTCCAAAGAAAAATCTATCTCTTCTGGTCGCCCGGTTATTTTATCACGTTCGAGCATCTTATTTTCATACATTTTTTGATTATAATCGAGAATGTTTTGTTTTTGTGTTCCAATGCTAATCGGTGCTCTATTATGTATTGTGTTTGAAGTTTCTTCATTGAAGGTAAAGTTGCTGTTTTTTCGCGAATTTTGAGGGAATTTTTGATTTTCAATGACTCTCTGCCCTGCTTTGGAGCGATTTTCTAACAAACGGTTATTATATTGCAAGATATATTTGTAACATTCTTTGATGAGTGTGCGATTCATTTCATTGAGACCATTTCGAAATGAAAAACGGTCATCGTGAATTCGATAAATGATACTATTGAAAAATAGATTTATATCTCCATGACGATTTATATTAAGGTTGAGGTCTTCGTGGGCTTTTTCTTTTAATATCTCCCAGAGCATTTCTTTGTTTGATTGTTCGACAATTACAGTGTTTTTTATTGAGTATGACATTTATTTGCGTTTAAAATATATAATAACTAATAATAATATTTTAAACTTATATTCGTTTAATTAGTTTTTATGTATGAAATATTCTCGCCTTAGGCTTTTCATTAATTTATCTGGAACTTTTTTATCATACATAAATACGTCTTTATTTTGTAATAGCTGTTTAATCATATGGATGGTATAAACACCGCATTCAGTATTACTGTATTGATGTCGGACATCATTTTCATAGTAAGTATATTTGATTTTAGGTTTTCCTGTAGATGTTTTTTCTCGGTGTTTTTTCATTTCTTCGATGCTTTGTTCGCGTACTCTATCGATTAATTTTTTAATGCGTGGTGGAGCCCTAATCCCGTAACTGTCGAAATAAAACACAAAATGTTTATCATTATCTATGAACATTCCGACCCAGTGTGAGCCAGATTGATCATGTTTGTCTAAATTAAAGATGATGCCGATTTTTATGACACCATTGGCAATATGTTTATTGAGGTCGAATTTACAGAGTTTTTCCTCTACACAGGTCGAAAAGTTTGGTTTGTCGTCAAAATCAATGGGAGTAGGACCAATAAATACGAAAGTTTTGTCGATATGTTCATGTTGTTTCATCACTTTTTCAATGTCGAAATTCGTTAGCCACGTATAAGGTTTCTTTTTCCATTCGCTAGGAGCAGTGGGAGCAAAAATGTATTTATTAATGAGTCCTCGGTATTTATCGCTGTTGTCTTTAAAAGCAGATTTAAAAATGTCGTGATTTAACCATTCATTCTCGGCTAAATTTTCTTTGCTAAAATACTGCGTTAATTCATGGTGTATTTTTTTCGGTTTATTTGAAACTACTAGGGGTAAATTTTCACGTTGTCGAATGTTATTCCAAGCATCTTTTAAGAGTAAAAGTTCGCTTTTGGTAAAACAAGTATAAGAAAGAGGTTTTTTACCCGAGTGATTTCTTACGGCACATTTAATGTTTGAATTATTTATTTTCTTTGTTTCATTTGTTTCTTTTTTAACTCTTTTGACCTTTCTTACTTTTTTTACATCTCTTACATTTTTTCGTTTTTTTCTTCTAGTAATCTTACCTTTTCGTTTTTTTCGGAATTTCCGTTGTCCCTTCCTCCTCTTTTTTTGGGTGAAGGAATTCCGAATGTCTTCAATAAATCTTCTGAGATTTCTCATTATATTAAGGTTAGAATTTAATGAGAAAAAAATAAATAATAGTTATATTCAAAGTTGAATATTTTTTAATTGTTGTCTAGTGTGGTTGTATAGCCAAAGTTGGGGCATATTTTTTTGTCTGCGTTCGGGGTATTTTGCCACATATGGTTTTAATTCAGGTTCTTCAAACACCAATTTTCTTTGTCCCGCGGGTTCGACCGCACCCAAATATGATTTAGGCGTGAGGTAATCATTGTTGAACATATCACTGTTTGTTCCGGGTATAAAATGTTGTTGTATACCACCTTTTTGAAGAGGGAAGATAGTATTGTGAAGTTTTGTTTCAGTGTCGATTTCGGCGGCGTATCCATTGAAAGGAGCTACGTCGGAAGCGATAAAGTCGCGTTTAATACTGAATTTTCTTGCCGCGATTTGAATGGCACTACCTTTTTCTAAATCGTGTAAAGGCATTAAAACGCGTTTGGTTTGGACAGGTCTAGGTTGAAAAGTCATGGGTAACATATTTCTAGGAAAGCGTCTTTGGTCTATGCGTTGACTTAAATCACCACGTCTTTCTAAATTTTGAAAAGTGGCGCTGCTAAAGGGTTGACTCATATTTATATATATGAAACAAAAGAAAATAAGCAAATGAATTTAAAGTCTTTCCATTATTAAATTATAAATGTGTGGAATTTCAGTCTTGTTAAATGAATGTTTTGCTACTGGACTCCGCGGGAAAAGTGATGTCGTAGAAAGATTTGAAAAAGGATTTGAAAAAGGAAAAGGTAGAGGACCTGAAGATAAAAGATTTTTTTACGATAATTCGATGGGATTTCGTGCGGGTTTTCACCGTTTAGCGATTAATGGTTGGAAAGATGAAAAGTCGATGCAACCTTTTGATATTGACGATTGTATATTACTATGTAATGGCGAGATTTACAATTGGCGAGCTATTTATGAAACATTGAGAATTAATCCATCTACGAAAAGCGACTGCGAAGTTATAATTCATCTTTACCGTCATTTTGGTATAAAACATACTTTACAATTATTGGATGGTGTATTCGCCTTTGTACTATTTGATAAGGCTAAAAAAGAAATATATGTGGCTCGTGATACTTATGGTGTTCGTCCATTATTCATTGCTTTTCCTAAAAAACATTCAATGAATAGTACCCACCACTGTACTATGTTTGCTTCTGAAATGAAAATGATGGTTGATATTTTTACACCAGAAACTTTGAAAACAGACTATACTATTAAACAGTTTACGCCAGGAATGTATTCTAAATATAAGACACATTGGCGAGGGAGTCCAGCAAAGCAATGTTGGAGTATTGAATATAATAGAGTTTTTTCACAGCCCAATGGTTTCTCTCCTGATTTGGGGTATACCTTGGGTTTTGAGCATGAAAAAAAGAAGTTGAGTCTTGCTTTGATGAGAGCGGTTCAAAAAAGAGTATATAATACAGACAGAGAAATTGCTTGTCTTTTGTCGGGCGGTTTAGACAGTAGTTTGATAGCGGCATTGGTGAATAAATTTTATGATGGTGAACTTCATACGTGGAGTATTGGTTTGGAAGGTTCTGAAGATTTGCGGTGTGCGGCAATTGTAGCTAAACATTTGGGTACAACGCATCACGAGGTTGTAGTTACAGAACAAGAGTTTTTGGATTGTATTCCCGAGGTTATTCGAGACATTGAAAGTTATGATACGACAACGGTTCGGGCAAGTGTGGGCAATTGGTTAATTTCAAAGAAAATAGCAGAGCAGAGTAATGCGAAAGTGGTTTTTAATGGCGATGGTGCCGATGAGGTTATGGGGGGATATATGTATTTTCATTGTGCACCGAATGATTATGCTTTTGATGCAGAGAGACGGAGATTATTGAGTGATATTCATTATTTTGATGTATTGCGTTCTGACCGTTCTATTTCGAGTCATGGATTGGAAGCGAGAACACCGTTTTTAGATCGTAATTTCGTACAAACATATTTATCAATGACTATATTAAACCATGCTAGTCATAGAAAATGCGAAAAGTTTTTTATAAGGGAAGTGTTTAAAGATACGGATTTGTTGCCCGATGAAATTCTTTGGCGTACCAAAGAAGCGTTTAGCGATGGTGTAAGTAAAAAAGATAAGAGTTGGTTTGAGGTAATACAAGAGCATGTAGAGAAGAATGGATTGGGAAAGATAGACGTAATAAGTGAAATGGATAGGATGAATTTGACGCATTTGATGCCTGAGACACCTGAACAAGTATATTATAGACGGGAATTTAGTAAACATTATTCGGGTTGCGAGAAGGTTATACCCTATTTTTGGATGCCGCGTTTTGTAGAAGCCAAGGATGCGAGTGCTCGTACCCTATCAATTTATGCCGAAAAAATGAAAAACTGTGAAAAACAATAATTTAGGTAAAAAATAATGGGATATTATATTATATGCTATCTTTAGGTCCTCGTTATAAATCGACAGAAGTAATGGACAAAGTGTTTCCAAAGCATTCAAAAAAAATATTGGATTCGTATAACTTACAACAAAAGGAAATTTCAAGGCTAGATAGAGATGTCGCCAGATTGGAAAGAAACATAAAAGGTTGCGAAGATTGGAGGACTTTAGTCAGGGATATTATTCCTCAACTGAAAAATATGGGCGTGAATGACCTATTGAAAATAAAAAACAAACCAAAAAATATGATAAAAGCTAAAGGTAAAAAGAAACGTAAAAAAAGACATACAAAAAGACACACAAAAAGACGCACAAAAAGACGCACCAAAAAACATTTAAAAATTAAGAGAAAGAAACACCGTGTCAAAACTAGAAGACGACGTCGCAGATAAACCTCGTATTAAATCGAAAAGTTTATAATTATTATCAATGACAGATAATTATAAAGAATACACAGAAACACAGAAAACACCAATTAACAAATCATAAATACAAAGAAGTAACTATTTAACATTATGGCACGTCGTACTCAAACCAATAGTATTTTGA